GATGGAACTCAGACTCACAAGTGGGTCCTTGAGGGATTGTTTGGACCCTCCTACAAGATCATCAGAACAGAAGAACTGATGGCAAAGGGACATGTTGCTAAACTGGACATCAATGTGCTTCTACTGAAGCACCCAGCACATAAATTTGAAACATTTGAGGATGAAGTTCAGTATATTATTAATCATGAAAGACGTAATAAATTTATTCGCAATCTGGCACTTGATCTTAAAGGAAATACTTTAGTTCTTTTTGCTAGAGTAGAAGGTCACGGACAACCACTCTACGAAATGATAAATACGAATAGGGTGGATACCCGTCATGTGTTTTTTGTCCATGGTGGTGTGGCAACAGAAGACAGAGAAAAAGTAAGGGAGATTACTGAACAAGAAAACAACGCAATCATTGTTGCTTCATACGGAACGTTCAGTACAGGAATTAACATTAAAAATCTCCACAATGTTATTTTTGCTTCTCCATCCAAATCTAGAATTCGGAATCTCCAGTCTATTGGACGCGTGCTCAGGAAAGGAAATAACAAGACAAAGGCAACTCTCTATGACATTGCTGACGACATATCCTACAAATCCAGGAGAAACTATACACTTAATCATTTAATAGAAAGAATTAAGGTTTATAACGAAGAAAATTTTAATTACGACATAGTAAACATACCGCTAAAAAACTAATGGGAGATGAATTCTACGCAATCATAAAACTAGTATCAGGAGAAGAAGTTCTATCACTCGTATCTATTGATGAGAATGATGGAGATCCTTTAGTTGTTATGCAAAATCCAATCACAATGAAAGTAATACATTCTTCTCATGGAATGCATATCAAAGTAAAATCATGGATGGAAATGGCATCTGATGATTTCTTTATTGTAAAACCTGATAAGTTAATTACAATGACAGAAACTAAAGATGAAAGATTGATTGAAATATATAATAATTACATTGAAGATGAAGATTCCATAGATACTTTCCATAATCCTATGGATTCAGAAACTCAAAAAACATCTGGTAAAGTAAAACCATCTCAAAAAATGGGTTACATTACAACAGTAGAAGAAGCACGCAAACAACTAGAAGATCTTTATAATCTTAAAGATACTAAAGAAAGCTAAGTTCTCCTCTTCAACCCTAACAAAGGTATTCTACTTAGAATTCACTATGTTGTCAAGTCCTGAAAGTGTGTTATAATAATAATATCTTATAGTATTGTTGAGTAATGAACTATGCCCAAAAAGAAATCAGAACATTATGTAAATAACAAAGAGTTGTTGGAGGCAATGATCAACTACCGTGCTAGGGTAGAAGTATCATACATGAAGACTTTCAATAAAGACCTCACTGAGTTGCCAAAGCAAGAACGTGGAAAGCAATGGGAAGGTAAACCACCTATCCCAAATTATCTTGGTGAATGTTTTTTGAAGATTGCAACACACCTCTCATACAAACCCAATTTCGTTAATTACATGTTCCGTGAGGATATGATTTCTGACGGCATTGAAAATTGCGTTCAATATATTCATAACTTTGATCCAGAGAAGTCTAAGAACCCTTTTGCATACTTTACTCAAATTATTCATTATGCCTTCCTGAGACGTATTCAGAAGGAGAAGAAGCAACTGGATATCAAGACCAAGATTATTGAGAAGACTGGATTTGATGAAGTTATGATGGTTGACGATAGCTTGCTTTCTGGGCACAGTTCGGAGTATAATAGCATTAAAGATCAGATCCAATACAAGAATCGATGAAAGTTGCCATCATCACAGATACCCATTATGGTGCTCGTAAGGGTTCTAAGCACCTTCATGACTATTTTGAGAAGTTCTATGATGATGTCTTCTTTCCTACCCTAGAGGCAGAGGGAATCGATACTGTCATCCATATGGGTGATGCCTTTGATAGTCGCAAGTCAATTGATTATCAAAGTTTAGAGTGGGCAAAGAGAGTTGTGTTTGATAGACTCAAGAAGTATGATGTTCATATGATTGTGGGAAACCATGATTGTTACTATAAGAATACTAACAACGTAAACTCACCCGAACTTCTTCTGCAGACGTATAGCAATATTAAAACCTATAGCAAAGTAACAGAAGTTACTATAGATAAATTAAAAGTATTGTTTATTCCTTGGATCAATGCGGAAAACTATCAGGATACTGTCGAATCTATCAAAGTTTCTAATAGCATATGCGCGATGGGGCACCTTGAACTCAACGGATTTAGAGCGCATCGCGGACACATCATGGAAGAAGGTATGGCGTGCGACGTATTTGAGAAGTTCGACAAAGTGTTTTCAGGACACTACCATACACGGAGCGACAACGGAAAAATCTTCTACCTAGGCAATCCTTATGAGATGTTTTGGAACGATGTGAATGATGCTAGAGGATTTACTATTTTCGATACGGATACCCTCACTCATACTCCAGTTAACAATCCTTATAAATTATTTTATAACATCTATTACGAGGATACCAATCACAAATTGTTTAATGCTTCTGAGTATGAAAACAAAATTGTAAAAGTAATCGTTCGCAAAAAGTCAAAACCAAAAGATTTTGAAAAGTTCATTGACAAATTGTATTCTGTAGGAGTTCAAGATCTAAAAATTATTGAGAATTTTGAAATTCAAGAATCTGAAGAATTTGAAGTTGATGAAGAAGAAAATACACTTTCTATTCTCAATCGATATATTGATGAGTCAGAGTTTGAACTTGATAAAGGCATTATCAAAGGTATCTTCCAAGATTTGTATCGGCAAGCTTGCGAAGTAGAGTAAATGTTTCTTCTAACTCTTAGAGATAATAAAGACGATGGTGCTTATGCCGTTCAAGATAGGCATGGACACAAAGTTTTGTTTTTGTTTGAAGAGGAAGACGATGCAGAAAGATATGCTATGATGCTAGAGGACCAAGAAGATGCTACAATGGATATTGTAGAAGTTGACGATGAACTTGCAATAAAAACTTGTAAGCACTACTCTTACAAGTATGCAATTATTACACCTAATGACATTGTGATCCCTCCTAAGAATGATAACCTTCAAAAAGATTAAATATAAGAATTTTCTTTCTTCTGGCAATCAGTTCACGGAGATTGATTTTCAACAACATCATACAAATTTGATCGTCGGAACAAATGGTGCTGGTAAATCCACGATGCTGGACGCACTTACGTTTGTTCTGTTTAACAAACCATTTCGCAAAATTAATAAACCACAATTGGTCAATGCTACAAACGAAAGAGATTGTGTTGTAGAAATTGAGTTTTCTATCAATGGTAGGGATTATCTTGTTCGACGTGGAATTAAACCCAATCTTTTTGATATTGAAGTAAATGGTGCTCCTCTTCACAAGGAATCAGATGATCGTGCCAATCAACGTATCCTAGAAGAAAATATTCTCAAGGTAAATTATAAATCTTTTACTCAAATTGTGATTCTGGGTAGCAGCACTTTTGTGCCTTTTATGCAATTGACCACTTCCAATCGTCGTGAGGTGATTGAGGATCTTTTGGATATTCGTATCTTCTCTGCGATGAATAGTCTTATCAAAGATAATATTCGCACACAGAGGGAACAGATTAAAGCATTAGATCTTAAGAAAGATACTCTTAAGGATAAGATGAAGATGCAGCAAAACTTCATCGAAGAACTTGAAAATCGTGGCAATGCAAATATTGATATTAACAATCAGAAAATTGATAAGTTGGATGCAGAAGTTCTTTCTTACATGAAGCAAAACTCTGTTTTTGAAGAAGATATTTTTAAGTATACTAAAGAACAAGAAGAGGTTACTGGTGCAAGAGAAAAGTTATCAAAACTAAACAATCTTAAGGGTAAACTCTCTCAAAAAGTAAGTACAATTACTAAAGAACATAAGTTTTTTAGTGAAAATACGGTTTGTCCTACCTGCACACAGAATATTGAAGAAGAGTTTCGTGTAAATAGAATTGAGGACGTTCAAAATAAGGCAAAGGAACTTAAAGATGGTTATGAAGAACTTGAGAAAACAATTGAGTTCGAACAGGAGAGAGAACGTCAATTCAATGCCCTATCTAAGGAGATCACAAAACTAACGCATGGCATTTCTCAAAACAATACTCGGATTAGCCTCAATCAACGACAAATCAGAGATCTTGAACATGAAATTCAAACTATTACCAGTAACCTCCAGAACAGAAATACTGAACATGAGAAGCTAGAAGAGTTTAGAGAAAATCTCCAA